TAACCCGAAAGCGGAATACCAGAATCGAACTGGTGACGAAAGGTTGGAAACCTTTAGTTTTGCCTCTAAACTAATTCCGCAGATGGGAGATTGCTCTCCCAACACACTTCCTTCACACAAAAGGTATTATAAGACAAGATTGAGTTCTTGTCAAGTGGGTTTAGTCAGGCTCGAACTGACGACTTGCAGGTTAAAAGCCCGATACTCTACCAACTGAGTTATAAACCCAATCCACTTGTTAAAAGTGGAAAGCCTTCGACAAGATTTGAACTTGCGACCATCTCCGTGTAAAGGAGGTGATCTACCGATGCGCCAATCACCCGCGTTTTAACCGTTTTCTAACAGCATTATCACTAACACCAAACATTCTACCAGTATCGGAATAACCATTTTCAAGAACTAGTTTTTGTAACTCTTGATTACTTGGCCAGTCAGCAACTTCTCTATTTTTACGAGAGCATTTTACTGAACAGAATGTTTGAGTGATAATTGTTAGTTTTCCACACTCTTTACAAGGGTGTTTCGGTTTTTCTGGTAAAGGTTTATCTTTAAATCTTTCATCAAATTTTAGCACATTTTCTGGAATATTAGTAACACCAGAATGAACTTCACGATGACAGTTAGAACACAAACAAACACACTTTCTAAGTTCTTCAACAAATACTTGTCTATTTGCTGCAGATGCTGATGGGGTAAAGTCTTTTTGATTAGGATTTATGTGATGAAACTCTAATGCTTCAACACATTTATCATAACCACAAATACCACACTTACCACCAAATGCATCAACTGCCCATCTTTTTCTTCTTTGACGAAACTGGAAAACTGCTTTACCAGACATTCTAACCTCTAACTTTATTATTATTTATAACATTTTAGAGGTTAGAAACTCCCCAACTTGGGCTTGAACCAAGGACATCAAAATTAACAGTTTTGCGCTCTTCCAACTGAGCTATTGAGGATTAAAAGGTCCATAAGGACCAACGCCCCGTGGAGGATTCGCACCCCCGGCCGCAAACTTAGAAGGTTCGTGCTCTGTCTCCTGAGCTAACGGGGCAAACTAATCACAGATTGTGATCATACTCCCAATGACAATTAGGACATAATGCCTTTAAGTTTTCTTTTGTGTTCCATCCACATATGTGTACCCTCACATTATAAGGTACACAGTCTCCTATGTCAAACCGGTGAAACCTCTGGTTCTGGAATCATTACATCAGAATTAAGTTCCGTTTCTACTTCAGGAGTTTCATCTGATTCCGGCAATTTGACTCCAATGGCTTCAAGATACTCAATAGCACCCTGAGTCTTAAGTGCAAGTTCTCTTGTTCTTGTAGTTTGTGTAGTAAGTGATTCAAGATCAGTTGACAGAGTGTTTCTTTGCTCCACCAATTGCTGGAGGTGATTTACTTGATCGTTCATGTTTTTCAATTAAAATAATCTCATCGTTATTTATCATTTTAAAAATACTAAATAATTCCAAAGCAATTGCATCGAAAAATGAAAAAATCACTGCTGTTTTTTGGTATTATGTTTTTGATGGCACCTTCAGCACATGCCGATATTACAAGTAGATTTTCTTCAAGTGTCCAATTAACTGTAGATGCTGCTGCATCACAAGCAACAAGAATTGGCAGTTCATATTCAGTAAGTGGTGGTAATGTTTCAGCAACTCTTGGTGGTCTCACAGCACCAGCAGGTGCAACAGATGCTGCAACAATGAATGCTGGTACATATACACAAACAACTGATGGAGCAGCAATCACCTTTACAGAGGCATTTACACAGGGTGATGCCGTTAATGTGATCAACTCTGGAACAGATGTTACTTCGGGTGTTGTAGGTTCTCTTCCTGCTTATGGAGTAGTTACTACGACTGCTGGTGGTGTCGCAGGAACTCTTGCAGGTTCTATTGATTCTTCTGGTGCTATCGGAACTCTGACTGCCGGTGGTGCTGGTACAAGTGCGACAGGACAGTTTGTATCTGAAATTACCGTTAGATAAATGAAAAAATCTATTGGATTGAGTTTAATCTTGGGCATTCTACATGGACTGCTTCAACCAGTAGAAGCAGTTCCGGTTGTTCCTAATTTCACACAAGGATCACAAACATCCACCACAGAAACAAAAACTAAAGTAAGTGAGACTATAAACTCTATAAATTATAATACAGGATACCAATATAGTGTAACTGGAACCAATGTTCAAATGAATGGTTCTAGTATAACACCAGGTACTAATTCTACATCAAATAGCATCGATGGGGTGACTTCATCATGGACGAATCTAAATTTAAACAACAAACCAAACTGGACAGTAACCACTCCTGGTGCGGCATTTCAATTCACAGAAACCTATCAAGGACCCGGAATTTCAAATCAAACAATTATTCAAAGAACAACAGAATTAGACAGCGTTACAACTACTATAAGTATATTCTCCCAGTAATTGCATTATTATTTACATCACCCTCTTATGCCGAAACTGTTGGTGGAGTGTCTGCTACTGCTGCTCCTGTAGCTAATAGTTCAGGTTCAGTTACTAATCAGGCAATTCAGGTTTTACAGGGACCATACATCACGAATACCTACGGTGGAGGTATACAATGTCAAGGTCCCACTCTCAACTTTACACCTTATGTAACAGGTGCTGTATCGGCACAGAAACCCTTTGAAGATTTTTATAATGACCCAGTATATGATTTAAGAGACCTTGATGAAGATGGATCTTTAGATAATCCAGGAGATATATTATATCGAGTTCCAATAAGAACAGGACAAAAAGATAACTACAGTTTAAGTCTTGGATTTTCTGCTACTTTGTCTAAACCATTAGATGGTAAATTACAAGATCAATGTAAACAAGCAGCAGCAACTCAAATAGAATTGCAGCAACAATTAATTGCCAATAAAAGATTAGATTTTGAAATTGCAAGACTTAAAAATTGCGGTGAACTAAAAAAACAGGGAATTTATTTTCATCCCAAGTCTCCTTATTATTCAGTATGTGCTGACATTATAGTCACTAATCCCGGTGGAGTAATTCCACAACACAAACATTCTATTCCAACACCAGTATCAAGGAAAGCAGAAGACCTTGGTGGTGTTATATCAACGTCCCCTTAATTTCCTAATTGCTCTTACTGCTTCACTTTTCTCTCGTTGAATTTCTCTTCGTTCAGTAATACTTAATACAATTTCTTCTTTACCCAAATTAGTAGAAACTTTTTTAATTATTTTCTTCATAGCAGGTCTAATAATTTTTAAAAGAAAATTTGCTAATGGTCTAGCAACCAATGCACTGGTTGCAGCAGCAGCAGCAATAACAGTAGTTGATACGACTGCTTCTACTGGAGGTAGGTAATCTACAATATTAATATTTTCTTCTAGTACAAGGTTTTCAGGTTCTTCAGTTTTAATTATAGGTATTTCAGTTTTAGGTATAGTAGGTGGTTTAATTTGTGGTGATTTAAAATCTGTCTCTGGAGGTTTATAAGGAGGGACAGGTGCTTTTGATGGTTGAAGATAATCTTCAGCATTAAAATTTATAGGATTATAAGATGGTAATGAACCATCACAAAATGTCAATGTTCCATTTGGATCATCTTGAAGAAGAGCAGTGTTCTTTGGATTTTGCTCTTTATTAGATTCTACACATCCAGGAAGATTAACAATAGGAAAACCAAGTTGAACTGTCACAGGAACAGCAGTTGGTATTGATTGCGATGGTGTCATTACATAATTAGGAGTATCCATAGATCTAATTGGACTTATGGATATTGGTCTTAATTCAATATTAGGAATATTCTCCATTAATCATTCTTAAAAATTCCAGCAATACCGGTAAACAAGTGGTAAAAAATCACATAAAGAAAAAATCTATTCTCAGTATCAGATTTTTTCTTTACAGTTGATCTCCTTCTCTTTGCACTAGAAACAGACATACGAATTCACATTTACTAATATATATTTAACAATTCTCATAAAGTTTTCAGAAAGGTAATGTTCCACCAGTCATTGAAGGAACTGATTGTGTAGGTTCTGGAAGAACATTACCAGAGATACTAGGCATTTCTGGTAATGCAGAATTAATCATACCAGGAAGTGCTTCAGTAATTGCTTTAGTAATTTGTTCTGTTGCTTGTTCCTTTACTTGCTCAATCATTGCATCCTTATTAAGATAAAGATATGCTCCAGCACCAACAATAGATAGAGATACTAGTCCTGAAAGTAATGCGATTCCATTAACTAATTTTTGCATTTTAATTTTTACTTTTTTTTATAGGCCATGTAATATGTAGTGTATAAGTTAATAAAGTAATAAATCCAAATACAAATAAAGTACTCATCATTCTACTAATGTGCCGTGCTTTCTTCTTATCTCCCTCAACTTTTCTAAATCCATATCTTTAGTTCCTCCGTCGTAGGCAAGGGCATAACCAAACTCAATCATTTGCTCGTTAAGGGACACAATGTCGTCCCCAATATATAACCAACCGAGAAGTCTACCATACTTACCTTGACCACCAACTAACTCAGTTCTAACAGACAACTCATCATCACCATCGATAGTACTCTCCAATTTTTCTTTAAGCCAGTTAGTTGCGTCGATTCCAAGTGCTTTCTCCTCTAAGTTCTTCGTCCTCTTTTCCGGTGTATCAACTCCTGCAACTCTAACTCTTTCTTTCTTGTATAAATCAAACCCGAGGTCGATAGTAACGTCTATGGTGTCACCATCCAACACTCTATTAATCTCTGTAACTCGGAAGTTGTAGCAGGACTTCCTGCTTGGTGGTGTCATTGCTCCCATTAGTTTCTCTCATCAACTCCATTATATATACCTCCCCTTAAGTGCATTATAGTTTTGTGCGACTTCTACTACATCTGGTCCACTATAAGCACCCATCTTATTCTTCCTCCATAGGAGATGTCCACTCCTCCCCACTCAAGATCTCTAAAATCTCACTGCAAGTATAGTATCCATCAATTGTTGTGAGTGCTGCTACTGATGGTGGTGGTGTTTCTCCATCCCATTTCACAAAAGTCTTTGTTTCATCAGTGGAAAGTCTTACGGTCTCTGCAGAAGTTTCCAGGACTTCATTGAAATTGATTTGGTCCAGTTCAGTTTCAGAGAAGATTGCAAAGTTTCTTTGTTCGTACATGGTTTTTTAATATTTATTGGTATCTGCCTTTGAGAGCATTATAGTTTTGTTGGACTTCTGTTGCTGTGAGTGCTTTGTTGTATATTTTTGTTACCGAAACAGCCCCATTAAAGTGATTTCCGTTTCCAGCACGAGCAATACTATTAGGAGTATTATCAAATACAATACCTGTTGCTGCAGTTGTACTGCCTACATTGCTTCCATTAATATAAGCCACTGCAGATCCATTAGAAGAATTATAAGTTAAAGCAACATGATACCATTGATTGGCCGTATAAGAAACAGTATGTACATTTAAATGAGAACTAGATCTAACTCCTTTATCAATTCTAAAGGTAAGATCACCACCAAAAAAACCAATATATGTATATTTTTCTTCTGCAATTGGAGTATATTTTCCAAGGACACTTACGATATCAGAACCTCCACCTTGATTACCATCGTAACTCTTAATCCACCCTTCAAGAGTATTTGAAGAAAGTCCCATATTACTTATCGATACATAATCATTACTCCCATCAAATACAATAGCACCACCATTATCAGAACTATAAGTAGGTCCATTAATTAAAGTTGCGTCATTATCATTACCACTTAAATCAGACCAAGTAGTTCCACTACCAGGATAAGACTTAGTGTTTCCTGCATCAAGGCATAACACTAACCCATCAGTTATTATGCGTGGTGAATGTGCTGATGCCATTATGCATACCTCCCCTTAACTGCATTATAGTTTTGTAATACTTCTGCTGCTGTGAGTGCTGAATTATAAACATTCACCCCAGCAATATTACCTTCCCAATACGATTGACCCCACCAACTCACTCTTCCAATATCAACAAATCCAGTTGTAGTTGACACGTCTTGGTACGATGTAAATTGATTTTTATAAATTCCCTGCGAATATCCTTTATAAGTTGTTCCTGATTTTGTTAAAACAACGTTATTCCAAACTCCAGCAGTAAATATATCACCAATAGTATCAACAGAACTATTAGTAGACTGTCGGTCTCTTGTTTCAACTCTAAAATTTGTATTAGAAATACAAATCACAATACCATCATTAGTATTTGAAGATTGATACAGCATTTCTCCATTCCCAGATGGAGGATTTGTGGCACGATAAATCCACATAGAAACTGTAAAATCTGATGACCCAATTGAATTTAATAAAGAAGCAGGAGTAATTCTACAGTAGTCATTTGTGCCATCAAATACAATAGACCCACCATCAGCAGAACTATATCCAGTCCCATTCACAAGAGTTGCATTATTCCCATTACCACTTAAATCAGACCAAGATGTTCCACTGCCAGGATAACTTTTAGTGTTTCCTGCATCCAGTGCTAATACAAGTCCATCAGTTATAATACGAGGGTTATATGCAATTCCCATTCTCTCTTAGTTCCTCTCCATTTTTGTATTTAGTAAACTACAAATAATGCCATAGAAACAGCAAGTAATACACATATAACTACCGACCACACAGGGTCAGAGTAACATTATCAAGAGGACGCAATAATAAATTCATTTACTATAAAGAATAAGGAGGTTGAGGAGGATCCGTTGGTACGGGTTTAATTATTGGTTCACTATTTTCAAATCTAATTGGACCCTGCTCAACTCTTATGGTTTGAGAAGGTGCAGTTTGTGAAGCAGAATCAATTAATTTTTGTAAGTCTTCCTTACTAATTCCACCACCATTACCACCACTTTCTCCTGCTTTCTTTGCTGCCTGAACACCAAAGGTTGCCAAAACTCCAGTAAACACACTCGCAATAAAAGTGGGATCGAGTTTCTGTTCGGGAATACCTAAAGCAGCAGGTAACTTAATATACGCAAGTGTTAATATTCCACCACTCCATACTAAAATAGCAAGTCGAACAAAAGTTGATAATATCTCCAATTGTTCTTCTTTT